TAATTCCAGAACTAATCGTACTTACATTTAGCGACAATCAGCGTAGCTACATTGTATCTCCAGATATGGTTGGTGCTTGGGTAGAGATGATCTATCACAGTGGCTGTAACATTGTCGCACATAATGCTGCGTTTGACTACCATGTTGTATTTGCTGCGTTGAAGTATGTTGAAGAAGTGCAGATTTGGAAACGGATGATTGAGCAGAATCGTGTTTGGGATACCATGATTCTAGACTTTCTTATTAGGTTAGCTAATGGAGAAGAGGACGGTCCACTGAGGCCTAAAAGCCTCAGTGACCTGTGTGAGCATTACCTAAATATAAAACTTGATAAGTCTTTACAAACTGAATGGTACAAACACCTACATCAGCCAATGCATGAAATCCCTGATGAATACCTAGAGTACGCATTAAAGGATAGCGCGGTAACTAGGGAGCTATTCAATGAGCTTCACCCAGTTGCGGTGCACATTGCGAATCACAACAGTTGTTTAATAGACGCACACGGGCCGTTGACACATCACACCCAGGTTAAAGGTTCTATCGCACTCACAGATTGTAGTAGAGTTGGCATAAAGGTAGACACTAAAGCACAACAAAATATTGGCGTAGAAATTAGGCTACAGATTAATGACCTAGTGCAATGGCTGGATACAAACTACCCTTCCCTGTTTAAGCGAGATGTACGCAAGAAGTATAAGGGTGCGTTGATGTACAACGAAACTACAGGCGTACCTGCAATAGATTCAAAGGCACTGCGTGTATATTTGTTAAGCATTGCCGCAGAACTAAAGCTAAAAGATAAGAGCATACCTAAAACAGATAAGTCCGGTGAGATAACGACTAGTGCTGACTATTGGTCAGAGCATAAGCATGAGTTTATTCAAAAATGGCAAGACATGGCTACTAAAGCCAAACTTTTAAACTTTGTTGATCAAATTAAAACAGACAGAGTTAATCCTAATTATCAACCTTTAGTTCGCACAGGCAGAACATCATGCAGCAAGCCTAACTTGCAACAGATGCCAAAAGCACAATGGTTCAGGAAACTATTTGTTCCTAGCCAAGGTTCTAAGTTCATTATTGCTGATTACAACGCAGTAGAGCTTAGATGTTTAGGCGCGATCTGTAAAAGTCGTTATGGCTTTAGTCAGTTAGCACATACATTTCATGAAGGTGTTGACCCACATGCCTACACAGCAGCTAGCCTATCAAATATACCATTTAAAGAGTTCATGAGTCTTAAGAAAACAGATCCTGAGAAATATAAGAAGTTTCGACAATCTGCCAAGGCCGTAAACTTTGGTGTACCCGGTGGTCTTGGTGCTAAGTCTTTAATGGAATACGCATTAGCATCATATGGTGTGCAAATGACACTAGACGAAGCTAAGGAATGGAAGAACAAACTAATCACAGAAGTGTATCCAGAATTGTCCAGGTACTTGTTCAACGATGTATTAGGTGCATTGTGTTTTAACTTGCAATGTGGGCCTGATGATGTCTGTGATGCTTTTAATCTGAGATCCGCTGGGGTATACGCATTCACACCCATACAAGATGTTGTGTCAGGCAATCTACGATCTAAGAAAGGCACAGCATACAACAGTTCATTTAGAAGACATGTTTGGAACGCCTTATCCAAGATAAACAAAGATAGTTCATTAGAAATGCCACTACGATCACAGCGCGGAAGCCCTAGTTTAAGACGCAGAATATTTGGAAATACTGTGGTTACACTTACAGGCCGTGTGCGAGGTGCAGCAGAGTACACTGAAAGCTGCAACACACAGTTCCAAGGCTTGGCTTCTGATGGTGCAAAACTTGCACTATATGCTGTGTCACAGCTATATCCGGTCGTTGCGTTTGTGCACGATGAATTAGTTGTAGAGGTTCCCAACGATGCACCTGAAGCACACGGTAAGGTGATTGAAAAACTAATGTGCGAAAACATGGATAAGGTTCTTAACGGGTTTGTTAAATCTGAAGTTGAATGGGTTGTATCTGACACATGGAGTAAATAATGAAATACGAAATAAAAGACAGTGGTGAGCGTGAGGTGTTTCCAAGTGGTTCTGTGCGTGACTCTCAGTGGGCTAAGGGTAGGTACGACCTATTACCCTTCTCTGCCCTGGAGAGGATTGCCATTCACACAGAGTTAGGTGCTGCTAAATACGGTGATCGTAACTGGGAGAAGGGTCAACCAGTTGCACGCTATATCAACAGTGCTATACGCCACATAACTAAGTATTGCATGGGCTATCGTGATGAGGACCACCTAGCTGCGTGCTGTTGGAATGTAATGGCAGCAATGTGGACAGCAGAACAAGTTACAGAAGGTAAACTTCCGCCCCAACTAGGAGAAGGTTATGTCAATGGACAACACAGGCGAGAACAATGCAGGACAGAAGAACAGGATGTCACAGCACAAAATAATAAAGAAGGAAAGGAGACTAGAAGCAATAGCCATGCGAAAACAGGGCTTAACATATGCGGAGATTGGTCGTGCAATGGGTGTGACAAGGCAGGCTGCCTATTCGTATGTGGAAAGGGAGTTCAAGAGCCTGATGAAGGAGGGCAGTGTAGTAGCTGAAAAGGCCCTATCGCTTACATTAGCTAGATTCGATGAATTGCTAAAGGTGTACTATAAAGAAGCTAAAGAGGGCAATAGGGAGTCATTACACTCCGCGCTTTCTATCATAGACAGGCAGATTAAGATACTAGGATTAGAAGCACCCAAAAAATCTGAATCTACAATCACCTATCAGACACTGAGTGACCAAGAGCTTATTCAACAAGCTAGTATGTGGGGAATTTCTATTCCTTTAGACCAGTTATCCTTGCAATCCGGTCAAATTACTGATAATATACAAAAGTCCAGTACATTTACTCAAACTCAGGAAGGATAGGGATTTATGGTTAGTTGTTCGCCCGGTCAGGTCACTTTTGTTACCGTGAAGGCTTTATGGAATGATGAATCATCTTTCATAGATATATCCTTCAATAATGATGGTGTGAACATAATTCTTAAAGATGATAAGAATAATGTTCTTGATCACATCTCACTTAATCCAACCCAAACCCAGGTTGTGAAGAATTTGCTAGGAAATGCAAATGATGACATCTTTTTCTAAATTTGTAGAAATAATCTGCAACATTTAGCGAATAACTAATGTTGGCTCGTTGGATCTTGTTAGCGAAGACGACAACAGAACACCTAGATGAAAATCTGGGTGTTTTTTTTATTTATTTTTTTCTGCTAAGCTTGATTCTGTAACTCAGTGTCTTACAATACTCAGTATACAGGTAACACTTAGTTGCCTGAACCACTTGAGGGAGTGAAGAGATGACAACAGTAAGTTTAGAATTTAACATGTCAGAAATTAACGCAATCAGAAACGCTATTACAACCAAGCTGATAGTGACTGAAGAAAACAAAAGACGCTGTAAAAAAGCAATAGATTCAACTAAATCATCAACTGTTAAAAATTGTGTTAAAAAGTGTGATTTATACGATGAATTAAAGGATTTTAACAACACCCTAAGCCAACTTAGAAATTTAGAACACAAGATAGACGCTTTTGTGTGCAACCAAACAGGGGAGGACGCATAACATGGCTATTCAATTCGTTAGAAACGATCAAATCATACCTGCGTTACTTGCTAATGGTTACATAACTACAGGGGCTAATATAGCCCCTAGGAAGCCTAAGGTTTGCACGATTTCTATAGAAGAGGCTAATGAGTGCACTGATAACTATTCAAAGAAACTGTGCACTAATGAGAACCCCTATTACTACATTGAAACTGATGAGTTTAATGCCCAAGATAGATATAGCGTTCCTACCCTGGATAAATATGATAGGAAGACAGGAAAGCCTATCATTCAACGATATGAACAGCTAGAATATGAATGGGCAATGGATAGGTGTTGTGGTACTAGATAAACAATTATTAAAACAATACCCAACTGCTTAAATGTAGTTGGGTTTTTTTATTTACTTGACACATAAAATACCTGATAGGTATAATTAATCTTAGGGAGATTCAGTGCCAGAGCGCGAGCGTCAGGCACATGAATCTCTCCCTTAATTGTCTTTGCTATATACTGTGCACTAATCATCATCCTGTGCACTAGCAGAACAAAACCCCATCAGGTTATACATAGAAGCACAATAAGCCTCTAACTCAACTGGGTTGTCCTGGGTGGCTACAAATGTACCATCGTTAGCTTCAATAGTCCAATATTCCACATCATCTCTAAACTTCAGCATACTACCTATAAACTTATACATCTTCCCTAGGTTTAGCTGCCAGTCACATTGATAATCTGTGTTATCTGTGAACAAAACATTGATCCTGAAACATAAGCCTCTCTTCAACATAGTAATTCCCCTTACTTTGTGGTATAGTCAACACAGTTTGCAAGTATACTAAGTATCAAGGAAACACACAATGTCAGCAGGCATGACTAGAGCAGAACTTGAGACAAAATTACAGCAGGCATATACTGTTGCGGAATTAGCCTCCGCGCGCAGTATAAAAGGCTATTTAGAAAGTGTAATCATAGACTCACGGCCAGAACCTAAAAGGTTTGCACATGTTGCACGCCCTTGGCAGTGGAAGCGTACTGATTACATGTTATCACCTATTGAGGCTCTATGTGGTTTACGCCCTGAGTTTAAAGGGCCTAGAAACACTTGGGAAACACTTCCGCGCGGACACGACAAGACTACAGGCCTAGCGCGTATATGTAATTGGGTATTAGCATTCTCTAGGAAGCCTATCGAAATCGTAGCGGCAGCGGCAGATTTCGATCAGGCAGCACTACTAGTAGAGTCTATGGCAGCTGAAGCTAGACTGAATCCTTGGCTAGCTAAACGCATTGTGTATGGTGCTAAAAGAATAAAAGGCCCAGGTGGTGTATTAAAAATTCTTACAGCGGATAGTGCAACATCATTTGGTCTTAGAGCGGATTTGGTCGTTTGTGATGAAGTGACACATTGGAAGAAAAGAGATCTGTGGGATACATTGTGGTCAGGGCGACAGAAGCGCCCTGGGTCTGTGTTTGTTGTTATTACTAACGCAGGTACATTAGGATCTTGGCAACATGATATTCTAGAACAGGTAAAGACTGATGATAGCTGGACAGTCTACGAAGCACCCGGACAATTGGACTCTTGGATGGATGCTGAAGCTATACAGCGTGATCGAGCACTTCTACCTAATGGTGTAGCGCGTAGAGTGCTAGACAATGTGTGGATAGATCCAGCAGAAGAATCAGGTTATTTAACTAGACAGGAAATCAACCTGGGTACACAACTAGGTGCAACAAAAAACCTTGTTTACACCACCTCCGGTCTGCATGGCATGGAGTATGTTGCCGCAATTGATTACGGAGCCAGAAGAGATAGGACTTCCATGTGTGTTATGCACCGTGATTTGGATGGTGTGTATGTGCTTGACCGTATGGACATTATACAGGGTACACCAGCTAACCCAGTGCCTATTGCTAGTGTTGATGCATGGATAGAAAATGTAGCTAGTAACTTCAACAATCCCACTATAATTATAGATCCTTGGCAGATGGAAGCTACAGTTCAAAAGTATGAACATCGACTGCGTTGCACTAGGTTTGATGGGCGTTCAGGTAAGAGTAATTATGAGATGGCTGAACTACTTAGAAGCCTATTGGTGAACAACCAATTAGCGTGGTATTCTGACCCTGCACCACTCATAGTTGGTAAGAGAAAAGAGACGCTTGTTGATGAGATGGCTAGCCTGATTATCAAGACTACAGGTGCGTCTTACAGGTTCGACCACTCCAATGGCCTGCACGATGACCGCACAGTATCGATGGGCATGGCGCTAGTCACACTAGCTGCACAACAACAGGTAGGTCCGTGGGTAGCACCGGGTAGCCTGCAAAAACCAGCACCAACAGACTATAGCCTGCGCACACCCAAGTTCAATGGCATGTTTGGGTTAGGTCTAAAACCCCAGGGCACAACTAGAAATATATTTGGTTAGCCTGCATGTGATTAGGAATAAGGGAGTGGGATAGTGCGTAATTGGTTAGCCTGCATTTATTTTTTGAAAGTAATAAGAGACAAACAATGTAGTTGATAGCCTGCACGAAACCCTATGATTATAGGTGTTTGGGGGTGGGTTGCCTGCAACTCTTACACTGAGTATAGAGAGAGAGAAAAGGCGTGTTGCCTGCATGTCTTACACTAATGTAGGCATCGCTGCGCGATAGCCTGCAATGTGTATCAGTGTCTAATGGTGTTCGCTTCGCTCACACATTTCTTGTAGTGCACTTCGTGCACCACATCTGTAGTTGGTGGTGTTCCGGTCGCTACGCTCCCGGAACTAACGGGGCGAATTAAAGAGTTAAGATGTCTTATATACTTAATGCCGCTAGCTATCACCAAAGCCTATGTTTATAGGGGTTTCGTGACATGCACAACATTAGAGACAAAGAGTGTGCGTAAATATTTTATTGCCTGCATCGATGTGCACCAAACCCTATAAATATAGGTGTTTCGTGCATGCCTCTTTCTTCTACTGCACAATAGCGGCGAATAACGGATATTTCTAGTCCCAATATATTTATACCTAGTGTGTGCGTAATTACAACATCGCATGTTCACCAAAGCCTATAAAAATAGGGGTTTCATCACACCTATTAGAGACACGCTTAGTGCACTATTACCTATAGTGGACATTGCAGGTAGCTAATATGCGAGTACGGCGTTTTGCGTTCAAAATGTTTTTTGCGCTAGGGGGGGGCACCCACGGGGGGGGTACCTAAAATTTACAGGACAAAAAAATGACACCCTCTTCACAAAACCTTCACACGCATATATGTGTGAGCCTACACTATGTGATTAGTTTTGTCCAGTATGTTTCTCAGACTGAGATATAGAAGGGGGAAGCTCTAGTATAAATTTATACAGTACAAGTGCGTCTTGTAGTTGTATGTATGGTTTAGAGGCCTTGAACGCAATTTCAATGCGTTCTAAGGCCTCTCTTAGGCGTTCGTCCATATTAGTCCTTTAGTTTATTTATGCGTTCGCCAATCCAGCGCATCACAGGCACAGCCATAGAATTACCTAGGGCTTTGTACCTGGGTGCATCTGGACATAGTTCAGCAGGTTTGTTCTTCCACGCAATAGATGTGTAGTCATCAGGAAATCCTTGTAACCTTTCACATTCACGAGGTGTAAGTCTTCTAACAGCCGTATTTCTAATTAGCACATTTTCGCCGCCATTATTTCTACCTTGGGCAAATGCAATATCCGAAACACATGGATCTTGTGTGCCATGCACAATGTGTGCCACCGCAGTTCGGTTATCTCCCATAACCCCCCTTAGTGTACCTGTTAACTCCGGTATAAATCGGCTAGGATCACCTTCTCTAACTGCGATGCCGGGTTCAAAAGATATAGCAGCTAAAGGCGTGTTACCACAAACAAAAGCACAGTTACGAGTAGTTAAATGTGCAGTAGAACTTTCTTGAGGATTATGGTGATTAGCCATGTCGTAGGTTGTAATTAGCTTACCTTCATGTGCGTACTGATCACTAACCCCCTTAGGCCCATCAGCAGCAGCTAGTGCACCTGTAATTGGTTCACAGTATTCAATCTTATACGCACCATCACTTATTTGGATGTGGTCAATACCACGCTCTCCAAAGCCACCTGTAATAGTTCCGGTAACTTCTTTCCTCTTGTCTCTGCACGGCGGAGTATCCCTGCGCACGCTTTCGGACTCAAATAGTACCTTTTGTGCACTTTTTCTGTCTCCAAGACATCCGACAACAAACACACGCTTGCGTCTTTGGGCCAATCCGAACCACTGAGCGTCCAACACACGGTAGGCCCACCCATACCCCATGTTCCCCAACGCTGTGATGAAGGTAGAAAAATCTCTTCCTCTGTTAGATGACAACACACCGGGGACATTTTCCCAGATAGTCCACTTAGGCCGTCTACTTTCAAGGATTCTAAGGTAGGTAAGCATGATGTTACCTCTAGGGTCTTCGAGTCCTTTTCTAAGTCCTGCGATTGAGAAAGATTGGCAAGGTGTTCCTCCGACCAAAAGGTTGATTGGTGGTAGTTTCCATTTCTTGTGGTCATTAATATCTCCGTAGTTTTTAACTTTAGGGTAGTGGTGTTTTAAAACCGCACATGGAAAAGGTTCTATTTCGGAAAAACCTGCGGGTTGCCACCCTAGGTTTTCCCAAGCACAAGTTGCTGCTTCAATTCCAGAACAAACAGATAAATACTGCATAAAACCCCTTATTTTAATGGTTATACAGTATAATCTATATTGCTACAATGTGTATAGCTAAATTGTATATAGAAGTAGAATTAATCTTGACTAATAAAATACTAATGTTATCTTAGATAGATCCAGAAGTCTAGTTCCCCCTAGACTGGGTGCACCCACAAGAGGCCCCCGCTTAACGGCGGGGGTCCATATTATGCAGGATTCTAATTTACAATTTGTACGAAGGAGTGATGGCTCTATCGCTATTACACACGGCATTAATGTAAACGACAAAAGCCAGCCATTCACTGATCAGATATTAAGCGGCGAGAAAACTATTGAAACTAGAAACTCTAAATCTCTTCACCCATATGTTGGTAGACAAATGGGAATTATTAGAACAGGTAAAGGTAAAGCACATTTAGTTGGGTACGCAACTGTAGGTGAACCTGTTCACTACGAAGACGAGAAAAGTTTTGATTTAGATTTTGAAAAGCACAGAGTTGGTAAAGATTCTAAACACTACATAGGTAAAGCTAAACCTAAAAAGGGAAAACCCGCACCAACAACAAAATGGGGATACCCATTTAACAATGTCTCTTCGATTACGCCAGTTCCAGTTACATCAAGAGGCAATGTTGCGAGAAAAATAAATAATGGCTAATGATGATGTAATACCTGATCCATTTGCACAAATACCACAAGAGCGTGGTTACGACTTCCCACAGGCAGAGATGAAGGAAGGCCGTGTACCTGGAGATGGTGGTCAACCATTACCACACTTCATGACATTTAGTCAGGTCGTAAATTGGGCCTCACGCACATACCGTTACACATTTGACGAAGCACTAAGACACAGTGCTAAAAACACCCTTGCGATGCGGCGTGACCCTGTGATTATGGAATGTATACGGTCTAGACAGATGCCTACCTCGCAACTAGGTTGGCATTTAGAGCCACAAAACCCAGAAGATACTGCACAAACAGAAGCAGCTAAAGAACTAACCGACATAATCAAACAAACTCCAAGATTACAGCAATTAATGATGCACCTGTTAGAAGCTATGTTCTATGGCAGGTACGCCGTTCAGCTTAATTACGAGTGGGATTTCACCACAAAGAAACGCCGTATGTTGGTTAAGGATTTTAAACCTATCAACGGTGATAAACTTGTATTCCGGTATTCAGGCCAAGCTGGAATCCTAGTGCACGCTACTTTTGACGGTAGTTGGGCTATTACAGACCGTGGAAGAGCACACTTCTTCACACCTGATGAGCGCGAACAAATAATAATCCACAAACACGAACCAGAAGACGCAGATTTCTATGAGGGGGAATTAGCTGGTGGTATTCATGGCGTAGGCATCCGCAGTAAGATTTATTGGTTGTGGTATCTTCGCTCACAAGTACTCACATTCTTAATGGACTACCTAGAAAGAATCGGCGCGGGCGGACTCACAGTGTATTACTTTGAGGCGGGTAACCCACAATCACTAGCAGAAGTTAAACAGTGTGCCGAAGAGCAAATGCGAAACAACACAATTCTATTCCCTAGATACCGTGACAACTCAACTGCGGGTCCTGGGATCGAAAGAATCGACCCATCCCCCGCTGGCGCACAGCTATTGTACGACCTTATTACGGCTTATTTTGATCAACAGATTAGAAGGTTTATAAAAGGTGCGGATGACAATGAAATGACCTCAGGAGAGGCACAGGAGATCGGCGATACGCACTCTAGGATGGTGCGATATGACGCGCTAAATCTACAAGACACACTTACAGAAGAACTTGTTGCGGTTCTTCAAAAATATAACTTCCCCGGACTACCGCAGATACGCTGGGTATTCGACATTGATAAGCCTAATGCAGGGGAAACCCTACAAGCAGCACAGGCGTTCTACCAGATGGGTGGAACACTCGATGAAGATGAACTTAGGGCTATTCTAGGCTTGAGCCGACCACAACCAGGTCATGCGATATTAGCACAAAATATGCCACTAAACCCGTCCACAATGGGAAGTCAGCCAACAGGTGTGCCAACACAAGGGCAACCAGGGCCTGTGCCTGAACAAGGTGCAGAAGCGACTCAAAATCCTACACCGGACGGGGCACAAGGCGCGGGGGCATAAAGCCCCCTGCCCTTGTGTGTAATTTTAATGTTTCGTGTTCTATTTACAACCTTAGGAGTTTTGCAATGGAAGAGTCTAAGAAGGACAAGTACAAAAAGTTTCAAACTAAAAAAGACACAAAAGTGCCTAAAAAAGATGATATTCCTGAAAAGGGTGAGACTATTAAAGATCAAGTAAGAAGGACTAAAAATAAAAACTCACAAGCTAGAGCTTGGAACGACTATACCGCAATGACAGGCAAAGGTAGACCTAGGGATCAATACCAAAGAGCTTTTGGGCCTAAATCTAAAGTACCAAAAATTAAATACGAAGCAGGTTCAGAACCCTCAGGCACAAACACACATCTACCTAACTGGGGCAAGCGCAAAGACGGATCTTCTGGCCCCTGCTAACAACTAAGGAAAACACAATGCCACTAAGAGAAAACGGTTTAGGCGTTCCCGGTCAAGCTGCGTCAAATGCACAACACTTACAAAATGTAAGACAACAAGGCGCTAACTACAGAGGCCAGCAAATATACAACGATCCTACCACACACGCTGGTAGAGAAGCTCAAGCTGCGTGGTTAAAAAATAACCCTATACCTCAACAAAGCATAGACACAGTTTACGGAGGCGTAAACTACGGTAATAAGCTACAAAAAGATACTGAGATAGCTGTTGATCAAGAGCAGATTGCACGAGGTGGGCCCGGTACTGGCAATGCAATGATTCGCGCAGGTATGCTTGATGCTAATGGGTATAAACTTGGCACTCCAGGTGTTAATACCAGAGACACAAGGTCTGAATCTGCTCAACATGCACAGCACAATCAAGTTATGGCAGATATTAAACGAGAGGGTGCTGAAGCAAGAGCTAGGGGGGAACAGTTCCAGCCTAAAGGTGTTAATACAGTTAATCCATCCAATAGAGTAGATATCTCAGGTGAAAGACGGAAATTAGAAATTAAAAACGGCGAACCTAAATTTTCTAGAGATGAGGGCGGCGTAAACTACGCTGGGCCAAAAAAACTACCTGCACCTGTTGCAGCACCTACACCCCCACCTGTTGCACAAGCTACACCTGCACCAACTGAGTATCAATGGAAGTCTGAAAGAGCTAAAAAACTGTACGACGATTCGGTTAACAAACCAAATTCAGGATATAACGGAAATGTTGATATGGGTGGTGGCTCATTAGGTGGTGCCGCAGCACAGAGGCCTAAAATATCTAGCCTACCCGGTGGACAACAAACTACTGCGGAACTCCAAGCATCCGGTCAGATGGCCCCTAGACCCGCTGGTAGATATGGAATGACGGATGAGCAGTGGTTTAACACACCAGAAGGTCAAAAACAAGCACAGGCGATGAAGGTTACTAGGGATAGAGTCTTAGGCCCTCCTGACTCAGAAGGCAGCTTAGATGTTGAAGAACAATACCCACCAGCAGGTATACCAGGACCAGACAACCCATTAGGTTTACCTGCACCTGATGTTAACTTTACACCTAAAGCCCCACCAGCAGGCCCTAAACCCATATGGAATGACCCAGGGGAACCGCAAAAATTAAATGATGGATACCCTTTAATGCGTGGAGGGGAAGACATTTTAGGTGTTAAACCCCAAGATGCAAAAATGCCAGCCCCGCCCACCCTTAAACCAAATCCAAGTTTTGCACCTAAACCACAACGCATGCCAATTAGGCCAATTGCCCCCCCATCTTCAGGCCTTAGAGGTTCAACGACTTCTCCAAAATTTACACCAAGTATAGAGGGTGTAAACAAGATGCCTAAAATCAAGAAGTCTAGCCCTATAACAGACACGATTAAAGCCTCAAATACGCCTATTCCTGAGGCAAATCCGCCTAAACCGATCCAACAGCCAACTCAACAAAGAAAACCCTTATTTCCACGCCTAGGCGGACGATTACGCAAATAAAAAGGTGATGTAATGAGTGCACAATTTGGCAAATTTATAGACGGCGTTATAGCTTTTAAAAAGTTAGCGTATTCCCACAAATTAAAATTTAAAAAATTAGAAACAAATACTCCAACTAAAGGTATTACTCCTCCAGAAAACGCTAATCATGCAGATTTTGCGAATTCACAATTAGATAGTTCAGATTCAGTTAATAACGACAGAAAAAAAACTGATTTTCTTCCTTATGGAAAAGCTGCGCCACCTGACAATGATCAAAATATTACAGACTTTTTAAAAACTAAAGGTCACGATAACGGAGAATACGCAAAACTTAGAAGCTCTAGAATTGGGCAAAAAGACCATCTTTTATCAATTTTAAATAACACCCATTACTTTTTTGGTTCCAGAGTAGATAAAGAAAAACAAGCTAAAGTTAACCTTAAAACTACAGGACTGTCTGAAGATCATGCTAATGAAATCAACAGCATAGATCACGGACTTAATGAAACTCAACTTCATGCATTGTTGTATTTAGATAGTCACGACATATTAAAGGACGCGCCACCTGTAGTTTCTGATAGGTATCAACAATCAAGATACTTTGATTTAATGAGACAAGAAATAGCAAACAAACAAGCAGGCTCAGAAAAGCCATTGCTAGATAAAGATGGTAAACCACTTTTAGACAAAAATGGTAAACCCAGACTAAGCCCAAAATGGGAAGTTACTAAATCCTCACTAAGTGGTATTCACGAAAGAGTAAGAAAATCAATACTTCCAGAAATGTCAGGTGGAGATAGGTTTGGGTCTGACACTAAATCTGAAAGTGGTAAACTAACCGTAGCCCAAACTGTGGATATGTTTCCTTCGGTAGTAAGGGGAATGATAAAGGGAGCGGCATCTTTTGTTGGGTTAGCTAAAAACACTAAACCTGATGACACAATGATGCCCCTACAGCCTGCGGGTAAAAACGGAGAATTTACCAACGAACAATTACATATGCTGGATCAAGATTTTAGTAATAAAGGTGGATACAGCCCTACAGACAATGCAAATTTTACACGCATGTGGCACGCTGTTATGCACCAAGAAGTATGGGATTTAATTGACGGCACTACAATAGGTAAAGATCACTCATCTTCTGAAAAAATGGCACTTTACCATGAATTTGGCGGTCGTGGTGTAATCGAACGACTTGCGGAAGCTAAGTTAGTAGAAGCCAGGAAGAAAGGACCAGCCGGAGATAAAGAACAAGCTGTAATTGAAGATGAGCGTATGCGTGCACTAGTTGCGTTAGGTTTAACTTTTGCAACAGATCATGTAGCACAAGCGTTATTTTCAGAAGGCCAAGGTAAAACCTCAGGAAATAACAATAAAGGATTTTTAATTTTACCTAATGGCGAATGGAAAGAATACAAAGACGCAGGTGAAAAAAATAAACTAATAAAAGAACATAACGCCACACAAGACTCTGGTGCATTGTGGTATGACGATGATATGGCTCAGACGGATTCTAATATCATAAGAATGTTAAATTTTGTAAACAAAGATAACAATGAGTGGAAAAAAATAAAAGAACTTAATGACACAGTTCCCCCAACAGATGTTTCTGGAAATGAACAAAATATATATTTAACATGCTTTAAAGCTTTAATGGCACCTACAAGTTTTGGAATGCAACCTGGGGCTAATTTAGGGGTTGCCACTAAAATGTATCTTCAGGCACTTAAAGAAAAAAAAGCTGATAAGAATGGCCAAAACCGTAGCGTATTTTCATACATAAATACTAAACAAGATGAATCTAGCGACCCAGACGGGGTTTTGCATTTACAGCACGAAAATAGACTTTACGGAAGAGCTAAAGCTGTATCAAACTCTATGGAAATACTAGATCCAGAACTTTATAAAAATATAAATTTCCTGTATGCAAGTGAAGATAAAGAAAACATAAGAAAAGCTATACATCTTCAAAAAGAATGGCTTCGGCTTGAATATAGAGACATACTTATACAAAAAGACGAAGATGCAAAGTTAAGACCACCAAAAAAAAATAACAAAGATGACGATGAATCAGAAGAAAAAGCCGAATTAAAATCTGTCAATATTAAAGCAAACAATATTTTTACAAACACTATAGAAAAAATAAGGCTTGCGGCATTAGATCCTAATTTTGTTATTCCTTCTGGTAAGGAATCACAAGAAGATGACTTAGATATGACAGTAAAAGGTGCTTTAAAAAAACCTAGTCTTTCCGCGCTTACACGCAACCACAAGCGTGGGGATGATCAAACAATGATAAATACTTGGGCAGACAAAGCTGCTACAGGTTCAGAAACAAACACTTGGTCAGACAAGCAAAAAGAACAACTAAAAAAAGATTTAAAAAATATGCAGTTCTCCTCTGACGATCTTCAAAAAGATTGGACAACTCGAGGCGGGTCTATAAATCCTATGTTAAGATTTATAAAAAATTACTCACTTGCGTTTGGTAAAGATGGTGATCACCAACTGTCATCATTTTTACAAGGATCCCATAGCGCAGCATTTATGGCACAAGAATGGGCTAAGTATTCTTTAGCAACAGATGAAAATGGTAAAAATTCTTTTCAAGTTGATATGGAAGAAGCTAGAAGTATTAAAAACCCGTTTAATCGGGCTAAGGCAATTGAAGATGTAAAAGATGATTATGTTAGATTTATAAAAAAAACAGAAGCTAAATTTATAAAAGCTGCTCCAGCAGGTTTAAGAGATCAAATAAAAGAAGGCAAACTAGGTGTATCGGGTTCATATATATTTGGACCTAAAGGTGGAAACTTTCATCAAGATTTGTCATACAACGGTGGTTACCCAACAAAGGATCTGTGGTTCACACGATGGATGCTTTGGGGTCTAGGTACTATGACAAATAAAAGTGGTAAACTTATAGATACTCCCCCAACTCAATTAGCTGGTGTTTTTGACTTAATAAATAACTTTACAGCTAATGAATTTAAATTAACTAACAAACAAGTACAAGCTGTAGGTTGGTATCATTGGAAAAACTTTTGCACTAGGATGGGTGTAAAAACTGCGGGTATGGAAAACTACACATCCGCATCAAAAAAACATTATGACGCTATGGTAACAGGCGCGGGAGAGGATCCCGAACCTATGCCAGAAATACCAAAGGATAAAGCTAATGCATATGCAAAGAAAAACCCAAATGGACCTCCCTCTAACAGAGCAGGAGTGCCAAAAAATTTCTCAGCAGCTAATCTCGCAAGGGCTTATGCCGTCCTTGGAAAAAGTAATAGCGACCTTACGAGGAAGCCGTTCACGATGGACAACCCATCTAACAGAACACGCCAACAAGCTAAAGGAAAAGGAAAGACAAGACTACCCGGAAGAGGAAGGGGAGTTGTAAAATTTGCACAGTTTAAACCAGCACCCGGTGGTATGACCGGGGCACCTGTTGCGACTAGAACTAATCAACCATTCTCAAACGCTGTAGCTAAATCTCCAGGTGGAAAGAACCTAGCACAAGGTGCACTTGGTAACCAAATTAATGCTAAGGGTGGTGTAAATACCACAGCACAAAACGCAGTGGGTGATTGGCCTAATGGTTCTGAAGAATCAATCATACACACAGCACCACAAGGCACAGACCCATTTAAATTAAAATACCTAGGTGCTTGGCATGGTATCTCAGGACAGAAGAAATCTGTACTTGTGTTCCACCCAAATCCAAAAGGTCCAGACAGCTTGTACCACATGGTTCACCCTTCAACAGACATGGGCGAAGTAAGAGAACAACTAATTGCAGCAGGTATAAACTACAAAACTCTTCTACCGGGAAAGACAAACACTAGAGTAGTGGTGTACGATCCAAATAGAGGAATGAGGAACACCGTAGACCAATTTGCTACATTAAATAACTTAAATGTAGAAGAAAACATTGGACAAGGCGAAATTGTAGGTCATAATGGTGATTGGAACAGTGCAGGTGCTCTACCTAAGTCACGACAAGCTTACCAAAATATTATAGGTGAATATGAGCAGAATAGTAACCAAGCCGGGCCTACCAACAATCCTAGTGGGGCATCCACCAATGGCACAAGCCCCAGCGCAGGGAAAGCCCAGCAACTCTCCCGCAAAACCACAACCAAGGCCAAAATAAAATTTGACCGTAGTCGAAGAATCTTAGAAGGATTTCTACGACAGCACAACACACCCAACAGAGAGTTACCACCTGTTGGGGATTTACTAAGCCAAGACCTACAGAACATCAAGCCAGAGCATCTATCAAAATATCAACAGTTGATTCCAGATGCGAAGTGGTCAGACATAGAAGGCGCTGTAACTTCACTGCAACAAGATCCTAGCCTCTATGACGATATGACTAGTGAATCTAACCGCAAAGAGATGTACTGCAAAGAACATGCGCGAACAGTATTACAAAGCAGTGGTTTAAAAAAGTTAATAGATAGCCTGCAAGTGCAAAAAATGATACCTGAACACGCACAGCACTTGATAGAAGACGCTAAAGATGGCGATTACTTTTCATTAGAAGCCATCAGTTCAGAGCTAAAACATGGTGTACCTTCACTGCGGGCTTTTGCGAAAGCCGCAGAGAAGGAGTACAACAAAGCAGGAAAGGTGTGGGATAAAATGCGAACACAGCCACAGCCACAAAAGTTTGCTAAATCTGAACACGCTAAAGATCAGTACCGTGCAGGTAAACACGGTGTAACCTTCCGTGGAAGAAACTACAACGGTGGACAATTTGCACCAAAAGACGATGGTGTAAAACGATTTGAAAAAGACTCCAACCTAACACACATGATTAGAAAACTGCGAGGAGCTTAATGGAAGAAATGATTGTTAAACACCATGTTCCCATTCTGGACGAGCATGAGCTTAAGGATGGTAAGGGGAATGTGGTGATCCGGCTCGACCAGAAGAAACTATCAGAGATAGTTAAGGTTAACAATAAGCGCATGGGTACTACTGGTGACGAGATACCACTTGTCATAGGGCATACCAAAGATGATGCCCCTGAAGGTGAACAACCTGAGATTGTTGGATACGCTACTAACCTAAAGGTTGAGCCATTCTTCAAAACAGGAAGAAAGTGTATCACAGCAACTTTTAAGTTCTTCAAACATGCTGCTGATAAAGTTCGTGGTTTCCCAAGGAGATCAATAGAGCTTTGGCTTAGTGATTACAAGATAGACCCGATTAGTTTGCTCGGCGCAACTACACCAGAACGGGATCTTGGACTTCTCCGCCTGTCTAAAGGTGGAGTTAAAAAATATCAAAGGACTATAGGAATGAATGATCAACAAGGCATTATTGACGGTGTGTTAGCTGGACTCCAACAAACGGATGTTTGGCAATTTCTTACACAACTCTCACAGCAAGGTGGTGAAGCACCACCTGAGGAAGGTGGTATGCCACCTGATGGTATGCCCGGTGAAGAAGCTCCTATGCCTGAAGAAGGCATGGATCCTGGCATGGGTGAAGAACCACCTATGGATGATGGTATGGGCGAAGAGCCTATGCCAGAAGAAAGCATGGAAGAAGAACAACCTGTCCAAGCTAGTCGTGGTAAACGCTACGACAGAATTAAACTATCCAGGGTAGAACAAGAAAACCAACTTCTTCAAAAAGAAATCCAAAACATCAAGATTAAATTCCAGCGTGCAGAGCGGGAGAAAGATCTTATTGAGTTGGAAGCAGAAGGTTACATGCTAGACCGTGGCGAAGAGCTATCCTTGGTGCAATCTCTTCCTGAGAACACCTACAGGGCGCACTTGCAAATCATTCGTAAGAGGTATCAAAAAGCACCTATTGGTGCACGAGCCTCCTACTATCAAGAATCTAGATCTGGTGGGGCGCGTGGCCGTACCAGAGACGAAGTGAACGAGGCTATCAATTTTGCAACATCTAACGGCATTAGCTACCAAGAGGCACTTGGAAAGATTAATGCTGAAAAAGTACTTTAACTAGGAGAATAATTCATGCCTTTGTACAATCCAGCGTTTTTGGCAGGTGGTGATATCTTCCCAGCAAGATTTGTGACAATCTCTGGGGAATTCACTGTTTCACAAGTGAGTGCTATTACTCAACCAATCATTGGTGTATCTCAAGAAGGTACACTTGCTCCACCTAATCTTGCTAACCTTTTGGGTGGCACTGAGAGTGGTGTAGCTGCCAGTGCAGGTAAATCACTAAAGGTGTTTGGCCTAGGTGATGTGTGTATGGTGCTTGCAGGTGGTACTATCACCGCTGGTGCCAAAGTAAAATCTGGAACAGACGGAAAAGCACTTACCATTGGTACTGCTGCTGGAACACATCAAGTAGGTGGTACTGCACTTAACAGTGTAGTTTCCGGTGAAAAAGTTTTAATCCAAGTAAACCCACATGTAGTGGTAATTTCGTAATAACCCTGTAATTTAAGGAACAAATATCATGGCAGATTTCGTATCTAGTGCAGCACAATTTCCAAGTGGAACAAACACATACATCCCTAGCTTTGACGCTACGGGACAACTTGTGGTATCGTTCTCACGCAATCCTAAAGACTTTGCGTTGAACAAGTATATCACAATCACCCCTGTAAAAAAGAGTTCAGGATACTACCTGAAGCTTAATGCAGAACAAGCTGGCCGTGTTGCTTATAGCGATCTTAAAGATCATGTATGGCACGATGGTAATGACGCTCCACACGGCGAATGGAATAATGAAAAGTTTGAGTGGTTGAACTTCAACACTCAACGCTATGTATTCCCATTCAGGTTAGGCTATAAAGCTGTTGATCAAGCTGACTGGAAGATTGTAGCTTCCTATAGCGCGATCAATGCACAACAAGCTATGACCGCACGAGTGGTTAAAGTTTGGGATAAATTGCAATCCGCAGTTGGTTCTGGCATTAATGATATTGCATCTGTTAACTGCAATACCGCTGGAAACGACTTTACTGGTGGATCATTCCTTGTGGATGGTGACTCCGGTGATATTGCACAAGGCACTTCTAAAGGACCTGTGTTCAAGAAGGCACTCAATGCAGTTGCCCGAAAGATCAACAAGGACACCCTTGGTGCATGTGGCCCTAAAGAAATGTGCATGATTATCAACCCAACTGTTGCTGATGCACTTTCGAGGTCTAAAGAATTGCACACTTATCTTAAAGAGTCTCCAGTAGCTCTAGCACAGATTCGTGGTGATTCTGAAAGCATCAACGGCAAGTACGGTTTGCCTGATAAACTTTATGGTTACGACATTATTGTTGAAGATGTCGTAAGGGTTTCCAACAAGAAGGGTGCTACCAGAGCAACCGACTATGTGTTGGGAGACAATGAAGCGTGGATCCTTGCACGCCCAGGTGATTTAGTTGGATTTGAAGGTTCGCCTTCATTTTCTACTGTACACCTCTTCGCATATGAAGAGATGACTGTAGAACAAAAAGATGATCCAGATAATCGCCGCATCAATGCGCGTATTGTAGAAGATTACGGCGTTGAAATTGTTGCACCTATCACTGCGTTCCGATTTAACAAAGTCGTGACAGCGTAATGGCACATGCAACAGTATCTGATCTTCTGATGCGTTACGACCTCCGTAGAATTGGTGATCTTGTGCTAGACACAGATCAACGAGCTACTGCGGAGGAACTAGCCGGAAACAGCACAGCAGGGGTGGTCGTACAGACCGCCCTTTCTGATGCATCAGGTATGATCAATAGTGCAATTCTTGCAGGTGGAAGGTACAAACTTGAAGACCTGCTATCTATGACTGTAGATTCTAAAGCCTACCTTAAAAGACTATGTTGCGACCTAGCATATGGATTATTGATTTCTAGGCGTGGGTATGGCGGCGCTGACTTAGATGCAATGACATCAAGGTCTAAAGAAACAGAAGCTATATTAGAACTATTGCGTACAGGCGAACGCATGTTTGAAATAGAAAAAAACGAACAAGCCTCAACACCACAACAAGCACAAATAAGTAAAAACATTGCTTTGTTTTCTCAAGAACTAGACAGGTACTTTGGTATCAGGCAATCATCATCAAACGAATATTTCAACCCAAGGAGTTAAAATGGCACAAATTATTACTACAGGGCCAGCACATATTTTTGTTGGAAGATCGGCACTTGATGTTGACCTTGAATCTTTAGAGTACTTAGGAACATGTCAGAAAAGCCCCGGCATTACTATTCAAACTCTAAAAGAAGATGTAATGAATGATATCGGTGGTGAAACACCGATATCATTTACTAACCAAGGTCAGATCGGACAAATTAAACTAACATTAAACAGATACGATGAATCTGTATTTGCAAAAATCGCAACAGGTTTATTTAGCGATGGTTTAAACCGTGGTGAAATATCACGAGCACAGATGGGTGCACTTGCACAAGGTATGGGGTTTGACTTTGATTTGCTGTTTTACTTCCCATTCCACCAAGGTTTTCTTTCAGGCAGTACATCATCTACTCACACAACTTCACATCCTGAAGGTATTCATTTTACCTCTGTAGTACCTACTAAAGAGAAGTTATCAGAGATGGGCACTCGCGCGCGCACAGTGTCTTTAGAGCTTAGGTGTATACCAAAGATGTACTTTAGTAACACTAATGCTGACAGTAACGGAGCTTCAGGGCCTGTATCTCCTAACATCCGTGAATTTGTGTTGTACAACCACATTAAGACCGTTTCTGCAACCCTTAAAGCAAAGGTGAACTAAATATGCCAGCTAAAATCCATGTAACAGGGCCAGCACATGTTTTCGTAGGGCACAAATCTGATTTACCTGCTAGCGGTATTTATTTGGGAACATGTGAGAAATCCCCAGATTTTGAAACTGAATTTAAATGGGGAGACATCAACAACGACATTGCAGGTTCAGCACCTATAGATCTTGTGTTTAAAGGTATGATGAGCAAACTGCAATTCCTCATGACCCGCTTCAATGACGCAAATGTGCAAAACTTTGTTGGGAATGTTAACTCCAGGGCTAAACGGCACGGAATCACACACCAGCCCGGTATTACTGATGGTGGTCAGATAGGTTCACTATCTGAATATACCCATGCGTCTGTAGTCAACGCTGGATATTGGATGGCTATTAAATTTGAATTTGCTGCATTAACCGCAGTAGATAGCTTTTTACCTAAAGGATACTTTTTCCCATCGGTTAGCCCATCACAATTTGGGTACGAGGAAGGTGCACTAGGCACAAATGGTAAAAAGCTTCAACTAGGTGTAGAAGCACACGCAGCAGTAGTTAAACCTGGGGTGTACGCAGCTAACGGCGTAAATTCAGGTATGACAGCAGGTGATTACACTTTGCGTTTGTATTCAACAGACACAAGCATTTTTGATTTTGCTGCACTCCCTAACATCGACTAAGGGGTAGGTTATGCCAGAAAAACCTAACATGATCCCAATAGATCACGATAAGCCTAGGGAGAAATTCCTAGGCTTAACTCTTCCTAGAGATCCCGCAGAAATTATAAAGAAGAATAATGAAGCTGCTAGGAGTGACCCTAGAGGGCATCAAAAAACCCAAGGCACATTTATAGCGGATGTAGAGTACTCTAAAGACGCTATATCAGAGCGTGCAATGCCTAGCTACTTACTTAAGCAAATGACAAATTTAGGGGGTTTTAGCACTAACCCAGAAGTAAGGGATAAAGCTAACGCCACAATAAGAATGCAACAAGAAAAAGATTCTGCTGTTATGGCTGGATCTAATTGGAGTAAGGAAGATCTAAAAAACCTAAAATCTGAGAGATTACAAGACCTAAAAAAAGTAGATGAAAAAAACAATTTAATAGGCACAGGTGAAAACGACACAAGGGAACAGAAAATATTCTTTAACGCAGTAAAGAATCAATCAAACAGAACTAGCAGCATATCGCAAGACACAGACAGGCAGGGAAAGAAGCCAGAGGAAGTACTTCCAACAACTAGCTTTAATAGTTTTCCTTTAAATCTAATAACAGGTATTCCTACTGCTAGGTTTGCAAATTCTGTAAAACCTGAAACAACACTAAAGGGTTTTAGTAAATCAGCAGAAGATATTTTTAATTCTTTATCAAAACCTAAGAATCAAAACTCATTAATGCCTGCACCAAGTGTAGATACAGAAGAAAAAACACCTAGCCCTGCTCCTACACCAACCCAAAATAATACAAGTTCAATAGCAGATATACCTGCTCCTCCTGCAATTGGGCAAGAAAATATAAAAGAGCAAACAAAACTAACTCAAGTTAAACCACAAATAATTACACCTACGCAAATGGGAAAAGCTTTCTCAATGCTTCCAAGTGTAGCTCGTGGAACGGCAGCAGCAGGACTAGGTATATTTGCCTTAACACAAGCACTTAGAGGCCCTGTTACTAAACCACCACCAGTAGTTCCAAAGCCTGTACCTAATCCTGTGCCTGTGCCACCAACACCAAATCCTGTGCCACCGGATCCAACTAAACCAGATCCAACTAAAGTAGATCCAAACGAAAACCCAGAAGACGAAATAAGACGCAGAAAAAAAGAAGAGGAAGATAAAAAGAGACAAGACCCTAAACCTGTTGACCCTAAACCTGCTGATCCTAAACCAGAAGAAGAAACACGCACAGATGACGAACCTATAAAAGAGCCTAAACCAGAAGACAAAAAGGAACCTCCTAAAAAAGAAGAACCTCCTAAAAAAGACAAACCTCCTGAACCTTGGCAAGTGCCATTTATGCTACCAACGCAATCAAGCGTACAGTCATTCCCTAGCTTGATCACAGGTATTCCAACACACAGCGCACCATCATTTGAAAAAACACAACTAGAGATAAATTACTATTCCGAATTGGGGTTCTAAATGGCACAAGTAAAATCCCCAATAGTTGACATTCTAAAAGCTATAAAAACAGCTATTAAGACAAGCTTAGGAATCACCAATGACACAACAGTTAAAATTGTTGCTAGGGATGATCTACCTATTTACGCAGGGGATTTCGATGTACTTATAAAGGCTAACCTGCCCTACCCTATTGAAGAATTTGTTTCTGGGGCAGGTAGAACAGCTAGCGTGGTTCTTAGAACTATCACAATAGTAATACGAACTAGGTTAGCAGTTGATAGAAGTGATACGGATGAGCGCGCTTTGATGGATCCTATTTACGGTCACCTAAGGCGTGAAGAACAGATATTAAATTGTTTGCACTTAAAATTCCTATTCAACACTAACGGTGACATGATTAGTGCGGAACCTGTGCGCCTAAGCGAACCTAATTCTGCTTGGGGGGAATTAGCACATTACAACAAAGAAGATTCAGACAAGTCATCACAGAGGCAGGTATCCAGGTCGTTTTTAAACTTTGAAGTTAAATACATAATGGATGTTGCATAATGGGAATATCCGCAAATTACTTAGAATATGGCCCAATTAAAATTAACTTAGTGCATGTAAAGGATTACAAGCGCGAGCCTATGTACGCCGACAAAGAGCAAACACATTACCTCTACACCCGACACACATTAAATGTAGAAGGTGTTGTATCTCAAGATAATGAAGTTAATTTTAAAACATTTGAAGTTGCGGATGATGCTATTGAAGTAGATGTGATCATTAAACACTTCCTAACACAACCTAGACAAAAACTTAAATATGTGGTTGGCGGCACAGTGCTTTTAGAAAGCCCTGAGGAAGGTCAAATAATAGATTGCACTAACGGACCAAAACCTAAAGGTTTTTCAATCAACAAGATAAACGGTGTAAATAGCACCCAAGTAACATTTACAATACAAACGGATGTAAATGACGCACATATTTTCGGCGCGCCTAAGTATGCTATTTTAAGCAATAGTTACACAATGGAACACATTATTGATCAAGACTTCTACACATCAAGAAAAGTGTCAGGGATGATACACTTCAGAACTGATGTGATGATAGATGAAAACCTATCACCTGACGATTTTAGAGAGCTAATAAATATACCCACACCAATCACAATGAAAAGGGATTTAGTCAAGTGCAGGCTACACCCAGGTTCAATGAAGATGGAGTATTCATTCATTGACAGAGAGACACATTTCCACTTAGATAATCGTCTTAATAAAGCAGTAGACAGTTACACAACCTTTCCTAAACCCAACATGAAAAACATAACACGCTTGGAAATAACCCAAGGCGTGACATGTATGCAACCTACCACATACTCAGCAGCACAAGACGCATATAAAGCTGCTAGCGCGACTATGAACGAATCTGGTAAAGGTATGCAGAGGTGGAGAACCTTGTCTAATGTTGGTGCCGCTATTGGTGCTGCTTTACCTGTCACTGAAGAGAATTTAACCATTCAGGTTTATGGTAACAACTTGTCTGATAAATCTGATTTAGAATACCTTATTTATTACATAGTTCAAAAAAAGCTTCCCTACCAACAGTCAGCAGGGAAATACAATTTTAAACTTGAAATTGATGCTATGGGCAGTTACGCGCGTATTCAAGTAAACCGCACAAGTAGCCCATTAAATGTTACTGGCGAGGGGCTTGCAAGTTTATTAGGAAACGATCTAACCAAGTGGTTATTTGGGCCACAAAAAAACGCCGACTTACACAACAGATTTTTAGATGCTTCAGTAATTCTAACTGGGGATAAATTTGATTTAAATCGACTTCACAACAAGAGCTTTTTCGCAGATCTCCAAAAAGATAAAAAAACTTACGGAGAAAGTATGGATGGTGTTTTCATCAAGACTTATGTAAAGGGGCAGCTAAATCCCGATCTTATAGATTTATCACCTATATCTGCTAGATCAGGTAGCGATCAGATGCGCGGATCTTTCATGGAGCAGATATTTGTTGAAGGCGTACGCTCTAACCCTTCAGAATACCCAATTGATCCTCATCAGAATACACATGAGGAATATAACAATGATCGTAAAGATAATAGCCCTGAACAACACCTAGGGGATAAAAACAAATGAGCTATTACAACAGAATAAAACAGGAGAATGGTGGAGCAATAAGGGTAGAAGGTTCTCTATACCCTAGAAAAAGTATTCGGTATTACAGAGAAGATAAAAACCCTAACAAGGGCAAGCCTAAACTTCCGGTGCGTGAGGAAGAATTAAAAGATGTGTTCATCGATGTAGTAGTAGCTAAACCTCAACTTTCTAAACGAGCTAAACTAAGCGCTGAAGATAAAGTAAAGTTCGATAAAATCCTAAATTCTCAAGTAAGTAATTTTATTTTTAAAAACTTCCCCTGGGATAAAACTAAAAAACCTAGAGAGTATTGGATTGAACAGGATGTTTGGGAAGATGATGTAATGCTAACTGGGTTTGAATCTTTCAACAGTTGGTACAAGGTTTACAAACCTTCAGATGCTAATCGCTCTTCTGCTAAAGGTGGCACAGGGTTCTGGATGCTAGCAATTAACAAGCTGATGAGTGGCGGTTACCATGACCAACAATTCATGCCCGGACTCCATCTAACCGAACTTTTAAGAAAAATAGAGGAGCAGTACGATGAGTAACCCTAACTCTAGAAAAGTGTTAATATCTCTAGCGCACGCCAGATTCCCATACACTATGGCTAGCATTTCTGTGTCGTATTTAACGGAAAACGACATACTTAAAACTAGAGTTCTTGGGTTGCAATCATCCTCAAAAATATTTGAACTTGGGTCAACTGCTACAGAGACAGTTGTGTTCTCATTTGTGCGGTCAAACAAACCCCCTGACATACCGTCTTTCCTAAGCCAATACACATCTTTAAACAAAAGAACACTTATAAGCCACACTGTTCGCATGGAGGCTCCAGAAGTCAACCATACCACAGGAACTACGGAATATTCCTGTAGCGGTTCCGCAGTGTACATGTTAGAATATTCGGATATTTATAGTCTTAAGTCGAAGAGGTTTTTCTACCCTAGAAGCCCAATTGATGGAAACGATATCTTTGCTCATACATCTTCACTAAACGGCGAAAACACAGAAGATTGGACATCCTTTGTTTACGACTGGATGGGTGGAATGGAATACAGCACAACCCCTACAAACTAACAGGATAAAACATGATAGATTACACAGGAACCTACGGTTTATTTACTAAACTAGGGCTTATTGGTGGGTTTATATCCGATATAAACACATTTCAAAAATCCTTAGTTAATGTAAAATCTCCAACATTAACTAATAAGTTTACATCCAACGGTAAGACTAAAATAGTACTTGATTACATACCTGCTATTGATAGCCAAATTAGTTCTGTAAGCAATCTAGTTCCTGATGTTTTTGTAAATGTGGCGGAAGGTGTTTTAATAGATTCTGTAACAGCAAACGACCCTCTAATACCAGCCACCGTAGATGATTGCCTGTTAGAACTAGTATCTCAAATGAAGGCGGATAACATCACCGTTCAAAAGATGTTAAACACTGTAACTGTATCAGACCCTAGCGGACTAAATTTAATTAGTGTTGCCGTTGTAAATTCGGATGGTGGTTCTAACCAACACACCCTGGCAGAAAATATAAGACTAGAAGTAACTTCTGATTCATTCACAGGTGGCACTGGTGCAGGTAACGAAACACTAACGGTTAGAGCAAAAGACATTGCCACCGGGGTGTTTAACTACGACTACCCATCTGGATCAGGTGCAGATATTACAGTTGAGCGCGTAAACATGAACGCCAGTGCCTCTGAAGGAAACTCTATCACCAACGGTAATTTTAATCTTACAGACGCAGCAACACCTACTATACCTGCTAATTGGGATGCTGTAACATCCTATGGTGTAGCCGGAACAAACTGGCTCGTATCTTCAAACGGCCTAAAAATCCAAAACTTAGCAAGTGTTCGACTAAAGCAAAATGTGTCATCGTATGTAAGTGCTAAGAAGGTTTATCATGTGTATTTTAGGTTTAAATTAAATTCGGCCGCTGTCTTGTCTAGTGGTTCAATCACAGTAGATTTAGTGGATTCTGCTGACAACACTATGGTGGACAATTCTAACGCATACCTAGCCAAGAGCGTTTTATTTAGTTCAATAAACGCAGCAAACTTAGGCGTTTATCAAAATGTTAGTGCCACCTTTGTGGTTGGGTCTAAAACACCAACTACGGTGTTTTTAAGAATCATGTGCAATGGTACAAATCAAACCGGGGTTACAGTTGAGCTTAACAGGCTTGTTCTAACTGAGATGAACGAACTGTACACAGGTGGTCCATACATCTCCCTTCTAGGTTTAGATTCAGAGCCTATGTACACCGGACAGCGTGTCAACATTTCCATCACAAAAACTTTAGACGGTGGTTCTGGAACATACACCAACAACACTTTTCAAGTTTTGTTTAACAGGCTTTTTTCTACTGCGGAAAAAGGCATTACATTACCTTTTAGCACCGTACCAAGTGTATTGGACTCATTAATACAATAATGCAAGCATACTACGATGGAACGCCACTGTTGCACCCCAGCGAAGATGTACTTCAATATGCAAGTACAGACGGTATGCTATTGATTGAAGACTACCTTCAAGGAATTTATAATACAAATGTAGATTCCACAGATATCTACTCCCCTACCCAACAAAACATTTACAGCAAATTACAATTAGGGCAGTTGTACTGGCCTACTGGAGCTAAAAGATTTGGCTGTGGGTTATTCTTAGTCAGTTCAGACTTTTTAGAAAAATTACCAAAGTTTGATTTATCAGGTAGTGCGGATTCAGAAGACACATTAGGTGGTTTACGCTCCACCGTAAACCACCTGCATAGGTACACATCAAAAAATTTAGATCTTTCAGAAGGCTACAAACCACTACAAGCTAAAATGTGGATGTTGCCCCCTAGGCCACTATTTCAACAGCGTAGGGTTCCTACAGGATTAGCAGAAAACACCGCACGAATTCCTTACCCGCACCTTAATGGTATTTGGGTACTTCCATTAGTGGATGATAGGTATTTTTGGTGGAACTTTACCACAGGCGATTTTAAACTTCCTACATGCACTAGTTGGGAAAACCTATTCAAAGCTATTTTTAAAAACTTAGGGTACACAGATTCACAAATTATAATAGACCCTATCTCAGTAGATTACTTGTTTCCGCACTCTATATTTAGAACAGCTTCGCAATTGACTAAGGTTCCTCTTCTCCTAGATACAATTGCACATTCGTGCGGCACTAGGATTATTTTAAACTACGATGGTAGTGTTCGTGTGATGAACGCACAGAAAAGTTTTGAAGAGGACAGCACAAGATACTCTACATCAAACACGCAGAGGTCTGGTGGTTTTGGAAGCTTGATATCTACTGCAAAAGATTCAATGGCTTCTAATTACTCAACTAATTCTGACATTACAAAAAGTGAAACAGAGTTTAAAAAACTAAAAAGTATCATGCGCGATACTGCGGGTGTAATACCCAGGGCAATTAGCTTTTTAATGTCTGGGTCAGTGTACGCCACAGTTACAACAGAAGGTGGCGGAGAGACAGGTAATGTTGTTAACGCCGAAGGTGATGACAACACTAATTCTGCTTTTATGTCAGGTGGTCAGGTTTACTATTATACCTCTACAGATGCATCTCCGTTACCACCAAGCACATTTACGCGCAACATTGGCGGTACAACTACAGAAGTTGTTACACCTATTTCAGGAGATTACGCTTACGACCTAAATAAGAAACTACTATACCCATTCACTACAACTTGGGGCGAACCATCATCAGGGAAATCACTACCTTCTAAATATTTTAAAATTAATGCATCTAGCTATAAATTAAAGGTAAAAAGCTGTCCAGAATACGCGCAAAAGCCTAGCAACAAGACAGATAAAGAATTTAGCCAAACCCAGCTAAACAACTTTATTGAGGTGTATAAGAACGACTGGCTTCTGTATCAGATGAGCGATGTTAATCTAATTTTAAACGGTATAGAAAAGATAGATCCTACCGGAATGTTTGACTATGTTCTGTACGACATCGGCAATATAGTAACTAAAGTTGCAAGAGCACCCTACAACGACCCAGTACAAGATATTTACATTGAGTCGTACCTAGGTGATGAATCAGGGTGTGATGCTGATGCCTACCCATGCGGTCAATGCAAGGGTATGCAGGGCGGTAGTCTCACTAGCCAGCTATACGGTTTTGGTAACTCTAGTATGTTTTTACCCTACAGCCCGGTGCAGGTAAAAAACTCTACACTTCCAATTAATGCCGATCCAGCTAACTACCCGAACTACCACAAGCCACCATATGTAGTTAAATTTTGCTTAGGATCTGCTGTTGGTAATGTTGCCCTGGATTATCATTTCCAAACACAGGCAATGGTATCGGTGTATTGGAATGGTAGCAAGGTAACATCACGCCAAATTAACGGTGCAAAATCTTTTACCTGCCAAGGATGTGCACAATGTTGGGGAAGACTCACATTTGCAAAAACTGCAAAAACCCCTGCGTACGCAACCGTAGTAATTGAAAAAGTAAACGACTACGACACAGATTTACAGCTATTACAAAACCAAAATTGGTACATGAATATGAGGTGTGTAGATTCACAGCCATACCCTGCACCCAGGGCGGTTGCGTGCGATCAGAAGCTGGATGAGGTTGGTGGAATATTTACCTTAGGTATGTTTACTAGTATTCCAATTAACATACCATCGAGCAGCAATGGTTTAGTACCAAACACCTCAGTATGTGTAGCGGACGCAGCAGAATCAGACTTTCAGTGCGGTGGGGTAAATTGCACTATACCTGCAAACCTTATAATGTCTTTTGAATCACCTCCTGACTCTTGCAAGTGGTTAAAAGACATCACAATACCATTACAGCAATCTGTTTTTGATGGTGGTTGGGCTGGAATAAATGATCAGTTTGGCCCTTTAAAAGACATAATCCAAGCCAAGCTAAGGTTAGTAGGTAACAACGGATTTGACCTTACATTTAAAGATATAGTCAATGTATCTAAGCCCCAAGTACAACTGACTTCTGGAACTACCTGTATTTGCACACCTTTTAAATTACAGTTTATGGCAGGTAATTTAACTTCATTCTCTTGCGTAGGCTCAACCACAAAAATAATTATTCAAGAGGCATAACATGCAGATCCAATTTAAAAATGGCCCATCTTCTGTAATAGAAGCAAACGCAGCAGCTAATGCGTACCTAGCTGGTGAACCAGCCTACGCAAACAACACCAATAGTCTATACATTGGTGGGGTTCTACTATCCACAGGTGCTACTTATTATGTCCAGGGCACACAACCCACAGACCCAACTAACCCTGAGACTGCTAAAGCTTTTTGGTTTGATACAGACGATAACTTTTTATACATCTGGAAGTACGCTGGTGGCACAGGCGCGTGGACTCGTGTTCTAGCTTCAGGGTCAACAGGCCCTGCCGGACCAACTGGCGCAATAGGCGCAATAGGCGCACAAGGATTACAAGGTATTCAAGGCGTTCGTGGATCTACCTTTTTATCAGGCACAACAGGCCCAATTTCAACAACTACTGCGATAGATGGGGATTACTTCCTTAATACAACAACACGCTTATTATACGGCCCTAGGGTCACTACAAACGGCGTTGTCAGTTGGGGCGGCGCAATAGACCTAAAAGGAGAAACCGGGGCACAAGGGCCACAGGGAATTCAGGGTTTAGCTGGTGCTGATGGACCCGCAGGTTCTAAAATTTTCTACGGAAACGAAGTACCAACTACTAACTTTCCTAACCCTACAGAGCGTAGGGAAGGTGACTTTTTTATAAATCTAGTCACAGGCAGGCTGTACGGTGGTTACACAAATTCACAAGGTTGGGGGGCAGGTGTATCTCTCCTAGGCCCACAAGGTGTAGCAGGCCCACAGGGTAATGCAGGTAGTGCTGGTCTAGAATGGCGCGGAACATGGTCATCGGGAACAACCTACCCTGAACATTCGGTTGTTCAATATCTAGGCTCTAGCTATGTATCAATAAAAACTACAACCAATATACCGACTAACGCCGAGTATTGGGATTTAGTAGCGTCTAAGGGCACAGGAAGCACAGGAAGTGGTGTTGCAAATATAATTGCAAATGAACCATTAGTATGGGATTCAACCACAAGCTCACTTACCTTTAGTGTGCCAAATGCAGCTACGGGCAATGTTCTAAAATACAACGGAACAGCATGGGTAGCCGGAACTAGTGATGCAGCTAAATCAATACACTCTGGAACAGGTGCTCCAACCTCCACAATAGGGGTAATTGGCGACTTTTAC